ATTCTGCAACGTATGAGTGCAGATCCAGACGCTCCAAGAACTCTCGATAACTGCACACAAAGAATGGTTGATGGAATTGTTCGGGAATTACTGGCAGAAGGTAGGATCGGGAAGTATTCATTTAGTAGGTCAGGTGGTCGTAAGTGGCTCGGAACTACAGATGGAGACATGAGTCGAGGCGAATATGAGGCAACAACAGCAACGGAGAATGTATAATGTTATTGGCAGACGGTTATGATAAGGCTTTTATCGGTGTGGCTACTAGGTGTGGTCAACCAACATTAGCTGTTTACAGCGTAGATAAATGTATTAACATATTAATGAAAGACTATGGCATGGATGAAGAAATGGCTAGAGAATGGTTTGATTTTAATGTTACTGGTTCTTGGGTCGGGGAAGAAACTCCTTTGTTTGTTGAGTCTATGTCACTGGATGAAGCGTGTGAACTATTTAAGGAGGAAGAAAATGAGCGAACAGAGTCGAAGAAGAACTTGGGATGTAAAGAGAAATTGGCAACCAGTAGCTGAAGTAAACGCAAAACCGCACAACTGTTCGGTTTGTGGACAGACTGACGCTTCTTATTCAGTTGATGGAGGTTGGAACTGGCATTGTTGGAAGTGCGTTCCTGACAATAAAAACTACGAAAGAACTAATTATGCCCAAACCAGTGACTAGAGGCACATATAACAATTGTTCTGAGTGTAATATAAAAATGAAAGATGTTGCCTTTACCAGATCGGTGGCAAAACTTTGTCCAGATTGTCGGGGTGATATAGCATCAAATAACATAGAGGTACGCAAAATATATAAAGAATTAAAACAAAAAAACGCTGGAATTGAAGATAATGATGATTGGTCAACACAGGATGATCCCAGAGCTAAAACCGAACAATTATACGGTAAGGTATCAAAAGTATCTACAAAATCTGCATATGCTCCTGTTAGCACACTGGATGAGATGATATAATGCCAGAGCTAATATGTAATTTACCAGCAGAAAAAGTTTGGGTTAGAAAAGAATACCTGAGAGATTTACAAGATGGACACGGAGAATTTGTAGAGGGAGTATGGATTACAGCTAAGTCTATAGCGGGTAGAGCTTTTTACTTTGAAACTTATTTACCTGAATATGGAGCTATGTTTGATAAGTTACCTATATCTGCATTTGTATCAAAACCAGTTACGCCTGAACTGGATATGAACTTACCTAACCTGCAATTTTGGAATTGTATGGATTACAATGTTACCGCTATACATAAACAATTTATCGGAAGCATGGATTTTGAAGTGCTGACAAGAGATTTTGGTATTGTTAAAGGCACATATGTATGCACACTGGATAATTACCATAATCAGCCTGACGTAATCGACTATAGTACCAGTGAAATTCCTGAAGAACATAAATCATTTAATTTGTTGCAGTTGAACAATGGACAATATTGTTTATATCCGAACAATAGAATGAGAATCTACGATAATAGCCTGACTCCTGAAAAGCCTAAGATGCCCGACTTTAAAGTTAGCACAGTTGAGTACCAAGTTGAGAACGGTAATAACACAAGGCTAGGCGATACTGACGAATACTTTTGGAAAACGAAAAAAGAATAAGTTAGTATTGACAATGTAGTTATCATTACATATATAGATTATATAGGTCTATCGTAAGGAGATAATTATGGACAAACCAATTCTAGCAAGCGAACTAATAACCGCTCTTGGAGATGCCAAAAAGAATATACTTGGATGGCAAGGCGGAAGATATGCAGAGGGTATGAGACGTAACGTACAGACTGAAATCGTTACTGCTCAAAAATTTGTATTAAGCAAAAGCCTTATTGAACATGCAGTGCAAGCAAGTATGTCAAAACCCGAAATACTTTTTAATATGTTGGAGCGAGGTATTCCTCCATTTAATTCTTTATGGATTGAGTGGGATGAAGTTTATCGTCAAGAACTATTAAAAAAGATTCATGAATCAAATGGTAAAACATATGATATAGGCGAGACTATTATGCCCGTTGGCTATCATGTTCTTAAACATAATGGCGATTATATTTATGCTTTATATACCAAGTACGAACCCGATAATAAAAGTTATATGGTATCACCACAGATCGGGTTTAGCATTGATAACGAAAAACCATTTAATAGATTAGATGCATCGGGTAATCCCAAAGTTATGTCTGAAAGTGATTGGTTAAGAGCATCATGGCAATCTACAGAGGCATATCTTGGCAGTTGGTATGCTCAAGAATATGGTAAAAATGGTACTAAAAAAGATAAATACTATTTAGATTTAATTAGACAACGAATTACTACAACACAAACTGCATCAATGCATTGGATGATAACTCAAGAAAAATTTGATCTTGGTTGGGATCAAAAAGAAATGAGTAAATTTATGGAAATCTCTTACAATGTTATGGAGGGCGATGGTAGGTTTATGATCGCACTACTTGGGTTGTTAAACTACGATTTAATCGCCACAGAAGAGGTAACTCCACCTAAAAAGATAGATCATATAGCCTTTGGTCGTAAAGTGCCTAAGAACGAATATAAGGTCGTTACGATTAACTTACCAAAGCCTAGAGGTAAGAGGGTCTATTCTCGTATGTTTACGGGTCAAGGATCGCCAAAGCGAGAGCATTGGAGACGAGGACATTGGAGAGTTTTGAAAAATAAGCAGGGTAATGTTCTTAAAAGAATTTGGATAGATCAACAAAAGGTCGGCAATCAAGAGTTGGGCAAGATTACACATGATTATGTATTAAATAAAAAAGATGCTTGACATGGTATTGAATACTATAGTAACTATAGAGAACTATCTTAACTAGCAAGGAAGGAAAGTAAGATGAGCAAAGAAGCAGATCAAGTATTAGAACTTTATAACAAACAAGTTTTATCTGTAAAACTTATTAATAAAGTTAAAGATCACATTACTAATGAAATGAAAGAATACAAGCAGTATATGGAATCTGATTATCAAGACAGTTTTCAAGATGCTTTGTTTGAGGGCAGAAACGAATATGCTGAAAGTTTATTAAATCAAATAAAAGAATGGGAGAAGTCATAATGAGCAAGTTATCTGACAAGCTACTTGAAGTAGAATTGTTCGTAGGCGAGCAGTTGCAAGACTACACAAACGAGCAAGTGTTAAAGCAAGTCAAGATCAAGTTTGGTACTGACATGTATGTAGAACATGCAAAAGATTTGCTTAATGAATTTCAACAAGAGGTTAACTTAGAAAGGTTGCAACCATGACATTAGTTAAAAGAATTGATATGGCATTGCACATACAAGAGTTGTGTGCAGTTGAAAACATAACTGTAAGCTATCAATCGCTTACAGAAACTGTTGCTAGATATTCAGCGATTCCGTCTAGGCGACACATAACTATTAGACCGACTAAAAACACGGGCTACTATGTATCTGCCTTGCATGAAATCGGACATATACTTGGAGATAATCAATCTCGTAATAACACAACAAAGGAGAAAGAAATTGGTGCATGGATTTGGGCAATGTTATCTGCGATTGTGTGGACAGATACGGCAGATAGAGTCATGGCTAAAGCATTACGGTCATACGGTGTTGAGCAAACTGAAATCGAGGCAATCCAAGAAAAATGGAATCCTTGCCACAGAGATGAGGAGCAAGACGTTGCGTAATCCTAAACTAATTAAACTTCATATCCAAAGGGCTACTCCATATAGGAGTGGCTTTATGGATAAAATTGTTCGGTTATTAGACAAGATAAAAGAATGGTAAAGCGAGCAAAAATTCATAGCACAAGCAGAGGTTGGGAAAAATCTCTTAAAAAATCTGCAAAGGTCAAAGAGCGCCAGCACGAAAAGCGAAGAATTGTTCGGTTGTTGAAAGAGGAAAAAAATGAAAAATACTGATGAAGAAATGTTGTTCGAGGATGATCCAAGAGCCATAAAAGAAAACAATAATGATGCAGAACGATATGTAAGAAAGCCAATTGAAGTACATTTTGGTGTGTCTGAAGTGGCTAGTATGGCATCTAGGGGTAGTAATTACTACAAGTACAAGCGAGGGTCTTCTAGCAATGGCACTCGATATACCTATAAAAAGGGAGGTGATAATGGGTGAATACGAATGTATAGATTGTAACGAAATGTTTTGGGCAGAAGAACCGCCTCACCCTAAAGATCAATGTGATCGTTGTAGGGAAGAGGAAAAAGACAATGGTTAAAATGTTTGTCCTCATATGTGTCGTTTGGGTTGAGGGTAGTCGCTACGATGGTGGCGAACAAAAATGCATGATGCATGAAAGCCAAGTGAAGTATATGACGTTGGATCAATGTCGTAGCGATATACCTAAAAGCGAACAATTAATAGAAGGTGCTATATTTGATAACTTTGGTGAAGAACCTATAAGCCATGAAATTATGGCTGGATGCTTTGGAGGAGCGTGATGATTAGAAAACTACCAAAAGAAAAGTTTGTTATCCATTGTAAGGAAACAAAGTATTATATGGTTGAGATCGAAGCTGATAACTACGATCAAGCCGTTAAACAATGGGAAACTATAGCTAAAAGGCGTGATTACACTACGCTTCATAGCAACATAGAAACTCAAAGCGTGAGTCAAGAAGTATGATAGATATAAAGATAGGCGATTGTCGGGAAGTGTTGAAAACCTTACCCGATAAGCATTTTCAAACATGTGTGACAAGTCCGCCATATTACGGGTTGCGTGATTACGGAACGGCTACTTGGGTAGGTGGATCGGAGAATTGTTCGCATGAAGGAGCGTCTCTGGGAAATAATCGGAACTTCATTGATGAAGGCGGTAGAGGTAGCAACAAAGCTAGTTTATCCACAGGCGACTGCATAAAATGTGGTGCAAAACGAGTGGATTCACAGATCGGACTGGAAAAAACACCCGAACAATTTGTCGAGTCGCTGGTCAATGTGTTCCGTGAAGTCAAGCGTGTGCTTAAAGATGACGGAACTTTATGGTTGAATCTAGGCGACAGTTACTCTAGTGGCAGTAGAACTAGTACAACGAATCAAACTGTTCGGGGTAATACTGACTATGGGGTTAAAAGACCACCACCCATTGTGGGTATAAAGCCCAAGGATTTGATCGGAATCCCGTGGCGTGTGGCGTTTGCCTTGCAAGCTGATGGTTGGTATTTGAGGCAGGATATAATCTGGCACAAGCCCAACCCGATGCCCGAAAGCGTACAGGATAGATGCACAAAAGCCCATGAGTATATATTTCTTTTGAGTAAAAGCCCTTATTATTACTACGATAATGTGGCTATCAAAGAAGAAGCACAGGATTGGGGAACTCGAGACCGAACAAATGGTAAATATCACAATGAAGGTACTGGGTTAAATCCGCATACTGGTCTGGAAAAGTCTTATGAGACAAAGAACAAGCGTAGTGTCTGGACTGTTAACACAAAGCCCTACAAAGACGCTCACTTTGCCGTGTTTCCTACAGATTTGATCGAACCAGCGATACTGGCTGGATCTAGCGAGAAGATTTGTTCGGGTTGCGGGAAGGCGTACAGGCGTGAAATGGTCACAACTGACGTTCCAGACAGAACTGTTCGGGATCATATGGTTGGCGTTATACCTAAACGAGATAAGCCCACTCGTATGAATAGTAAGAATATGTTGTCGCTGACAAAGGAAGACAAGGGATTTGTTAAACAATGTGACTGCGATACCAGTAAAACCGAACAAGATCGGGTCTTAGACCCCTTTGGTGGATCGGGAACTACTGCACTGGTTGCTGACAGAAACAATAGAGACGCTACCGTTATTGAGCTAAACGAGTCGTATATTGAAATAGCTAAGAATAGACTGGAAGGCGATTCACCGCTTTTCGCAAATGTGGAGGTGAGCTAATGGCTAAGAAAAAACAGAAGAATTGTTCGCAATGCAAAGAAAAAATTGTTATCGGCATGGAACTGGTGATGAATAACCGAACAATTTGTCTTGGGTGTGCCGTTGAGAAAGGAATAGCTCAACAATGGCAAGCTCCCATAAGCCATGTACTGAACTGTGAATATGATGTTTATTCCTGTCCAGAATGTTACAGGGATTACACCGAAATGATGGAACATCTGGGCTATGTTTGTACCCTTAATGGTACGTTCTATAAGCCTACTGATGACCCCAAAATTGTGGTGCTTTATGAGTGATTTACTTACCACTTACCAACATACACGGGAAGTAGATTTGGTCGGTAAGTTGTAAGTCATTGAAATTGTTCGGTTTTTTGAAGTAACTTACGGAGGTTACTTCTTACTACGGTAAGTTAACTTTAGGTCGTAAGTCATTGATTTTACTCCTACTTTTTTACTTACCGAACTTACCCCCTAAAGGGGGTATAAGAGGGCGGTAAGTAACCCGCCCCTCTTACCCTATTAAACTAACGTAGAATGGAGACAAAACAAGATGCCAAAAGTAGCTGAGAACTTAACGAAGGAACAACGACTCGCTGGGTGGAAACGACTCACTGATAAACAGCAAGACTTTCTGAATAACTTTATGCACAAGGATATGACGCAGACGCAATCGGCACGATCAGCGGGATATGCAAATCCAGGCGTTGACGCAGTAAGGTTGTTGCGTAATCCAGTTGTTCAGGAACGCTATCAGGAAATGCGTGAAGAAGCCCGTAGTCGCTTCGGGGTAACAATTGATAAATCTGTTCGGGATTTACTGAAGATGCGTAACGAAGCGTGGGAATCGGGGAAATTTGGTGAGGCTATTCGGGCTGAAGAGTTGCGATTGAAAGCTACTGGACTGCTTGTAAATAAAGCTCATGTGCTACATGAGAGGACTGACAGTATGACAAGAGAAGAAATACTGGCAAAACT